CCCTAGCACCTTCAAGCATTTAGAGATTCGCAGCTTTACAAAGAATAGTGAATCAGCATCTTATGGCGAACCAATTATTGCAAGTTTTAATGGTGACACAACATTTACAAATTATCGTCATCATTTCCTTTATGGAAGCGGTTCAAGCACTAGCGCGGGAACAGTACAAACCGCGGGATGGACTGGAAACGTAGTAGGTTCGGCTTGCGGAAATACTCCTACAAATGTTTTTGGTACAGGTGTAGCGACTATTTTAGATTACACCAATACAAATAAATACAAGGTAGTTCGCAATTTAAGCGGTCACGATATGAACGGAACTTCAGGCGAAATCAACTTCACTTCTGGTCTTTGGCTTAACACATCTGCAATTACTTCAATGACGCTTACAGTAATTGGTGGCTTTAATTTCCAACAGTACAGCCAAATCGCCCTTTACGGAATCAGAGGATAGATAAATGCCCGCAGGTTCTACTTACACGCCGATAGCCACTACAAATGGAACTGGCTCATCTAGTTCTATAACCTTTAGTTCTATTCCTTCAACTTATACAGATTTGGTTCTTATAGTCAATGCTGCAACCGCATCATCAACAGGAAACCCTTGTCTAAGATTCAACGGCGATACAGGCAATAATTACTCACGCACAAACTTTGGTGGAAACGGCTCGGTAGCCTTCTCGGATAGAGAATCAAACGTGAGCAGAATCTTGCTTATTGGTGGAGTTTACTTGGACACTACTTTAGATTCCAACCTCATAATTCAGATTCAGAATTATTCCAACACTACAACTAATAAGACTACTTTATGCAGAGCAAATAAAGCCTCTGTTGCTGTTGATGCAAATGTAGGTTTATGGCGCAATACAGCTGCAATTAACTCTGTCACTATCTTTACTGCGAGCGGTAGCAATTTTTCAAGCACTTCAACCTTTACCCTATACGGAATTGCGAGCGCATAATGCCAAATACATTTGAATTAATCGCTTCTTACTCCGCTACTGGTTCAGTCGCTTCAATCGACTTCACTTCAATTCCTAGCACTTACACAGACGTGTGTCTTGTCCTGAGCGGTCGCTCTGACACAACAGATGCAGACCAGCGCAAGGGCGTGACTCTAAAGTTCAATGGGTCAACTTCAGGTTATTCATTTAGAAACCTTTATGGTGTTGGGTCAAGTGCTGGGTCAGGCAACGGGTCGGCTCAAGCCAATCTTTTTACTGGCACAATGCCAGCAAGCAACGCAACAGCCAGCACCTTCTCAAACACTTCCATCTATGTGCCTAACTACGCAGGAAGCGCGCAGAAGTCGGTCAGCATCGACAGCGCAACGGAGAACAATTCCTCGACCTATTGGTTTGATACTTTGGTTGCTGGTCTTTGGACTGGAACTGCTGCAATCAACCAGATAACTCTTACACCCGATGCAGGAAACTTCGCGCAATACTCAACCGCCTACCTATATGGAGTAAAAAATGCCTAATCCAACACGAATCGAAATCAACTGCGAGACAGGCGTGGAGTCAATTATTGAATTGACCGATGCCGAGGTTGCAGAACTTACCTATCAGGCTGAACTAGCAGCCGAGAAGAAGGCTGAAGAAGATGCTGCTAAGGCAGCATTGGAAGCCAAGAAGCTCGAAGTCCTTGCCAAGCTAGGGCTTACCTCTGACGAAGTAGCCGCACTGCTCGCATGAGTGCAAAGCTATGCAAAGCGGGTCAACAGCTGAGAGAGCAGTTCGATGATATATACCCTCAGCGTTCCCGCAAAAGTGACGGATGGATTGGCGATGCCCGCCATTCACTTCGTCCTTCTGACCACACTCCTGACAAGGGAATTGTCAGGGCGATTGACGTTACAAGAGATTTATTTGGAGATGGACACCCGGACCTCATGCCTGACGTTGCAGACCAAATTCGGCTTGCCGCAAAGGCCGGGGACAAGCGCATCAAGTACGTCATATTCAACTCCAAGATTTGCTCAGCGAAATCCCTATGGCGTTGGCGCGCATATCGTGGAGTCAATCCGCATGTTAAACATTGCCATATTTCTTTTACAAAAAAGGGTGACAACGATGGTTCGTTTTTTGAAATCCCACTACTCGGAGGAAAATAAATGAATATGAAAAACCCTACAGTCCTAGCTCTTGGAGCTTTCCTAGCAGCATGGGCGGCTACTGACTTCGCTCTCGATTACCGCGCAGTCCTATGGGCTGTCTGCTCAGGTGTCTTTGGATACGCGAGCCCGAAGCGATGACACAGAGCGACTTCTTCACACTTTACTTTGCCAGCCTGGGAATCCTTGGCGGCTTAGCCGGTTACGTCATCACGCATTTGCTCTCTGAAATTAAGAGACTCAATTCGCGTGTCGATGAGATTTACAACATACTCCTAGACAGATAATAAAACCATGGCAGCTAAGAAGAAGGTCATCGACCTAGACACTTACAACGCATTAGACGCATGGTGTATTTCTCTCAACGAGTATTACAAGAGCCTACGCAAAGCCGGGTTCAACGAGGGCATTGCGCTCTTTATGATTACCGATAGGGAAAGCTTCCCTGACTGGATTCTGCCTACAGTCCCAAACCGCATTGATAACATTCCCTACGAGGATGACGAGGACGACGATTAAGATACTGGTCATTCCTGACATGCAGATTCCCCTACATGACGAGCATGTCACACAAAATCTGATTCGCTTTGCCCGCACGTTTAAGGCAGACCGGACAGTTACCCTGGGCGACGAAATGGACATGACTGAGCTAGGACGTTGGAGTGAAGGCCGGGCTGATTGGTTTGCTCAGACCCTTGGCGACAATCGAGACATGACAGTGGACATTTTGTGGGAGCTTGGGGTCACTGACATGATTCGTAGTAACCATACGGATAGATTGTATAATCAAATTTCCTCCAAGATTCCTGCTCTTGGCGCATTGCCTGAGCTACGCTTCGAGAAGTTCCTCAAGCTTGATGAGCTAGGGATTAAGTTTTGGCGTGACGAGATGCCTATTGCTCCAGGCTGGATTGCAGTCCATGGAGACCATACCCCTATCAAACCTCAAGGGGGTCTCTCAGCCCTTGAGGGGGCTCGTAGGCGGGGTAAAAATGTTATCTCGGGTCACACTCACAGAGCGGGTCGCTCGTCCTTCTCAGAGGCCTCAGGAGGCCGCATAGGGCGCATCCTGCATGGTGTCGAATCCGGGCATCTTATGGACGTTTCTCGCGCGAGCTATACGCATGGGGTCATGAACTGGCAGCAATGTTTTTCTATCATCCACGTCAAGGGCAAGAATGTCCAGGTTGACTTGATTTACATCGAGAAGAATGGAACGTTCATGGTGAACGGCAAGGTCTATGGAAGGGTTCGCTAGTCCAGTCTTTGAGGATGAAGACCCATCTCAAATCGTTATTAAATCGTTATCTAATCCAAGCCGCATCTGCTTGACTTACGTCTAAACCTGAGTAATTTAGGTCATGTCAGGTACTCCGAAACCCTGACAGAGATTAGGTCAAAATGTCAAAGATGGGCGCATACCTTTTAGAGCTTGAAGAAGACTTTGAGCGTTTAACTACCACGTCAATGCAGTGGGATAAAGTTACCTGGAATGAGCAGTGCCAAGATGGACGCTTTACAATCACTGAGTCAGACTGGGCTTTCAAATATATCTATTGGTTTGACGATAACTACGCAGCTGTAATCCAGGCTAAAACAATCCTGGAAGAGCTAGGCGAAACATTCCGGGTTGTCTTAGATGACTTCACCGGTGAGTGGACAATCATCACAACACATCAATCAATCGCATGGAGGGGCTAATGAATATCGACCACGCACTAATAGGGATGGGCTCGCTTGGGCTTATCTTTGGATTCTTACTAGGCTACGCAAAAGGCCATGAGCATGGCAAGATTGCCGGGCGCATCGCCTACCGCAAAGCACAACGAGTTCTCGAGCAGGTTGGGCGATGAACCCAAATGAACTCCTACAAAGCGCAAGCGACACAATCAACGTCCGCAACTCTACTCATGGTGAGGTGCGTGACAACCTGCGTCGTACCGGGATGCTCCTATCAGCTTATTTGGAAATTCCTATTCACGACTATCAAGTCGCTGTCATCATGCAGCTTGTCAAAATCAGTAGAACTCAAGAGTCCCCATACTTGCTCGACCATTGGGTTGACTTGCTTGGGTATGGAGCAATCGCGGGAAGTCTCGCACTATCAGAGGAGCTTGACTAATGTTTAACTTAGAGGAATATACCACAGTTGCCGAACGCATCAAGCTCTTTAGACAAATGTTTCCGATGGGCCGAATCATCACAACGCTTATCCATGAGGATGCTGCTCGAGTAGTCTTTAAGGCTGAGCTTTACAGAGATGATGCAGACGACAGGCCATTCTCGACAGGCTATGCCCGAGAAATTACAGCTGAGCGAGGAGTCAACAGAGACTTTGCGCTTGAAAACTGCGAAACCTCAGCGGTGGGAATTGCTGCCAAAAACGCAGACATAGGCACTGAAAAGAAATCAATTAGTCGAGAAGAAGCTGCCAAGGTCAACCGAGTCAAAGAGCGTGATGCGATGATTCAGGAAACTAAGGTAAAGCTTAAGGAGACTGCAACCGAGTACGTCCCAGTAGCAAAGGAGGATGACCCTTGGACAATCAGAGCAGCCGAACCTGTTCAGACTATGGAAGGAGCAGTCGAGATGGTGAAATCCGTACTTGGTGGCACAACGGACAAGGACATTCAGCGTTGCAAGCATGGCGATATGATTTGGAAAACTGGTGTCTCGAAGACTGGTAACAAACCATGGGGTCATTGGCGTTGCGTCAATCAAGTCACAGCTGGGATGCCAGGGGCAGACACTGAGAAGTGTGAACCTATTTGGTACGAGATTGCAAAGGATGGCACATGGCAACCGAGAGCCCGCTAAAGTCAGACTTTGACCTGGACTTCAGATATGGGTCACAAGGTGAGCAGCTAGTCAATGATTTGCTCACAGGTGGCAAGACAGTTGAAGTTAAGCGTGACCGCCGATGGGTTGAAACTGGCAACATCTACGTCACAATCATGGGAGTTATCCGGGCTCAGTGTGAGCAAAGCAACCTACTGGGCATTTGTGCTTGAAGAATCAGTAATATTTGTGCCACGTTATCATGTTGATTGGGCCTGCCGAATGTATGGCAAACCAATCACCTGCAACATACAGCCGAACAATTCCCGCGGCTTTCTGATTAGGCCGGAGCATTTGCTCGAAGCAGCTGAGGAGTTAAATTAATGGGACACTTACAGTTCATGAACCAAGATGGTGAGTGGGAGTCATTCCCAACACCTGAAGAAGAAGAAAACTTAAGAGCTAACGCAGCCAAACTAGAAGAGTTGGGCTACAAGCTTATTTGCCAATTGTGCAACAGCGTTCCTTCCTGGCATCAAATCCGTCAACGTTGGTTGATGAAGGAATGGACATGCAAGTGCGGGACAGTAAATTCTGCTGGCAGGGCATGACCTAATCCATGTCACGTCACAGAAAAGACCGAGGGCTAAGGACGGAGCGCGTCGTCGTTGAGTATCTATCTCAGTGGTGGAGCGGCTTGGCTGTTGGTCGCGGCGCGGGTAACGACGTAGTGAATTTCCCTATGGACGTAGAAATCAAAGCGAGAAAAGATTTCAGCCCGCTGGAGTACCTGAAACAATCCAAGGCGCGAACGGAGAAGACTGGGGAATCTTCCCTGGTAATTTGCAGAATGAATGGCCAAGGCGAGACACCAGCTCAATACCTTGCTTTCATGACTCTTGGTGAATTGGTTCAGGTACTCCTTAAAGCCGGTTACGCGGATATTCCAGCGCATTCGCTACAATTAGAGCCTACCTATTGTCAATGCGGCAATACCATATTGAAAGGCCAGCCATGTCTTGTCTGCGAGAAGCTTAATAATGCCAATCTATGAGTTTCAATGTTCAAATGATGAGTGTGAATGCAATGTTCACATCGAGAAGGAAATCAGCATAACTAAGGCCGCTGAGCTTGAGTGTCCATTTTGCAATGAAAGCATGAGCAAGGTGTACTCAAGCGTTGGGGTTATTTTCAAAGGCTCGGGATTCTATTCAACAGATAAGTGACGCAAATCACTCTCACATAGTGAGATGATAGGAGAAGTCCATGCTCAACATATTTGACAAAGGCAGTACTCTCGAGGCTAGAGCCTTCAGGGGCTCAGAGCGAGCCGCTTCGCGGTTAGCTCGCTCGGTAGCCCTCGTTATTGGGATAGCTCTATGCTTAATCCCGGAGACAGCATCTAATGGCGTAGTAAGACCTATTCAAACGCTACAAGAAATAGCTGATTACCATTTACCTGATAATCAATATAAATGCCATAACAGGATTGTATTCAAGGAAAGTACCTGGAGAGCTGATGCTCGCAATGGCTCTCATTATGGTTACTATCAGATAAAGAATAAGCTATTGATTAATGCACCTGATGATTACCAATTTGTGTTTTACTATAAATATGTAGCTCACAGATATGGGCTAGACTCCTACAATGATGAAGTCCCAAACTATTGTGCTGCACTCAAACATCTTGAACGCAAGGGTTGGCAATGAGTAGCAAGAAGGGTGACCCGAGACTATCAAGGGATTACAAAGCATTCAGGCTCAAGGTGTTAAGTCGTGACCAGTATCAATGCCACTACTGCCACAACCCAGCCGATACTCTTGACCATATTGTGCCAGTGAGTCAAGCACCTGACCTGGCCTTGAGCTACGAGAACGCGGTGGC